CCAACTTTAATGTTATTTGCTTCAAATTGACCGACAACACCTACAGATGCAACTAAACCTTCATAAGTTAGCGCTTCTTTAAATGTATTCCCACCATCACGACTAACCCCAATACCAGCGCTATTGAAAGCGACAAGGTTGTTGGGGTTGTTAGGGTTGTTAGGGTCAACTGCAAGTATTCCATTCTCAAAAACTAGCTCGGTTTGAGCGTTTTTAATAGCTTGTGTTGCACGTTTTACCGCTTCGTCAAGAGCGTTGTATATTATTTTTCCGTCATTATTCACAATGCCTTTTAATGATTTTTGTATCGCTTGAAGAAGCGTTCCCGATAAATCTTTTTTATAGTTAGCTAGCGTAACTTTGCAACTGATTATCTCTAATTCATTATTAAACTCTTCGTCAATCTCCATGATTCTTGTTTCAATATCCACATTCATCGGCTCATAAATTAAAAGAACCCGATCTCCTTCATTTGGGATAATGTAAGGATATCCGGCTTTTCTTAAATCTATAAAGTCTAGTGTCATACTGATAACAGGAGTGTCTTGTAATGATTCTTTTAAAGCGTTATCTAATCCTGATATTGTGGTGTACCTTTCATCATCAATCATAGGAGCTTCAAGAAAACCAAATATATGAACATTTGGACTTGTATATTCTCTCATTAATCCATCTTTACCATACCCACGAATGTATGTGGCAAGTGATTTTGTATCAATTGTACGTTCGAAGGTCTTTATATTAAAGTTATATCTAAATTGGAAATCAGTATCTTCACCGATTTTCGTTTTAAATCTAACTAAGTTTCCGCTAATAGACATTTCTGCTCTGTATCGTTCTAATATCTTTTTCAACAAAGATAAGCGATTGTCTTTCCCGAAATTTTCAAAATCTTGAGCGTAAAATGAATCAATTATCGCTGTTTGATATCCAGTACCTTCAAATACAAAGTCTAGTGCATCCCGTAACGTCATGCTTCCATTACGCACTTCGTATTTTTGTTTATCAATCATCTTTACAAAGAAATCATGGATACATTCAACTTGTTTGTAGAATGTATTTCCGATATTCCTTTCAGCTATGGACTTAATTACATATGTCTCTCCGTCAAATTCAACTTTACTTTCTTCTTGAACAAGTGGAAAAGCGTGTTTATTTTCTTCTGTAGGTATGATGAGGAAACTAATAACTTTTTCTCCATTCACTTTCCTCACACGATTAAAACTCTTAAATCCAGTTAATATTTCTGTGTTTCCTAATACATCTGTTATTGTAATTAAATTCAAACATTCACCTCCCAACTATAGATAGTAAAATCTAAAATCGAATGAAATAGAAAAAGCGCCTGTAGCGCCTGTAATTTCAAAGTCATTAAATCCTGGATTTAACGTAATCAACTTTTTATTTGTATCTCGCACAATAGATAAGTTGTTCTTCGTGAATCTTACTTGTTCTAATCTTATCGTGTCATTCGCTGAAGTAGTTCCTGTATAAGACCACTCATCGCCAGTTGTCTTGTTTTTAATCTTTAAATTGGTTGAAGCACCTGTAAACGTAATCAACAATGGCATTCTTCGTGGGTTGAGCAGAACATTGCCAGCATTATAAATACGGAAGGTAGAAGTGGAGTGGACATATTTTGGATCTTCAAATGTTAATCCTTGTCCAATCTGCCACAAACCTATATCAATATCTAACGGGGTCAATGTGGTTCCTATTGATTCAGCAAACGGACTAGCTGATATGAATTTAATATCAAAAAAACCATATATCCTTTGTTGGTCTATTTCATAATCCGACTCACATTTAACTAACCATTGTTTGCCTGGATTACGCTTATCAATAATATAAAAAGCTTGCCTGCTGTCAAATATGTTGAATACTTCATCTCGGAATAACGCATAGTCCCGCATATCATTTGCTTTTATATAGAAAGAGCAATTGATTTTACGCGGACCATAAACAGTCCCTAAATCAATTGCTCCATGGCTTCCTTCCATTTCCTCATAACTATGCTTTGGAGAAGGCGCTGAAGGATTAAAGTCTCTTGTTTCAACACCGATTTCATCCAAATCAAATATAGTTCCGTTTAACAATTTTACAATTGTGCCGAGTGTTTTGATATCTTCCAATCTATCAGCGTCCTCCTTGCATATAAGATTTTATTTGCATTTTACCTGCTTGCATGTCGTCTAGGTATGGCTGACTCGATCTTGCAATTTCGTACCCGTCTAGCATTACTACATTCTCTATTACTATATTTCTAGATGAATTATTAGCATTGCTAACTTGTGGATTTGTAGTTTGAATGCTTTTCGAATTACCTTGTCCTACACTAGATGAAACTGATGAAATACTTGCAGGTGTTGAATAAGTCATTTGGACATTTGGCATCTCTGGTTGCATCCACTCACTCATAGCAGTAGATGTATTTACCATTGCGCCTTTCATACCTTCAATACCATTAATCCAACCCTTAATCATATTGATACCAATCATATCGCGCATCCAACGAGAAGGTGAATGAATATCAAAGAGTCCAGTTAGTGCATTTTTCACACCACTCGCTATCTCGGTTACCTTATCCCAAATCGCACTAGCCATAGAAGAAATACCATTGAGCAACCCTTCCATGATATTACTACCTATACTTGTTAAATCGATACCACTTAAAAATGATATGATACTATCCCAAGTACTCGACACAGTAGAACTTATAGAGGATAAGACACTAGATGTTGCAGATGAAATTCCATTCCAAGCAGCAGAAATAATACTACTTATCGCGTACTTATCGCGCTCATTACGCTTGAAATCACTGAACTTATTCCAGAGAAAATAGAGCTCACTAGACTACTAATAGCACTTAAAACACTCGAAAAAACAGACTGGACTAAATTTAATCCACTCTGCACTATTGATCCTATTAATGAAATAGCACCTTGTATAATATTACCGATTAATGACATTACACTCGATGTAATACCCTTTACGGCTTCCCAAGCACTACTCCAATCACCTTTCAGTACTGATGTGAACAGTTTTATAATATTTGTTATGATACCTATTACCGACTGGATAATCGCCATAACAGCAGGGAATACAGCTTGTACAATCGATAAAATCAATTGAATTGTAGGAACTATCACCCCAGTAATAATTGCTGCTAACCCTTGTAATATAGCAATAACAACTGGTATCGCTGCTTGTATAATTGACATGATTACCGGGAAAACAGCTTGCACTATGCTAAGTAGCATTGGTAATACAGTTGAAACGATCATTGTAATAACTGAAATGATCGACTGTATAAGTTGGACAATGATTGGCATCACAGATACTACCGCTTGCATTATCAACGAGAATACAGATGTAAATACTGTCGCTAACATTGGTAGTAATGCTGTAACAATCGGTGTAAGTGTCTGTATCAATTGAACGAACGCTAATCCGAGTTGTTGGAACGACGGCAATAACGCTACAAAACTTTCAGCTATGATTTGTCCTGTTTGTTGGAACTGTGGCGCAAGAGTAGCAAAGGCTTGTGCGAACTCTGCAATTACTGGAGTTAATGCTGTGAATACAGCAGAAAACACCTGTCCGAGCGTCGCTAACACTGGAGCTAAACTAGCTACGAAATTAGCGAATGCAGGTACTATTTGGGATATTAAGTTAGTAATAATCGGCATAATTTGACTAAATGCATTTGAAATCGCTTGAATAACAGGTTGTAAAGCTGCAACGATGGCGTTCCAAGCGTTCGTAAGTCCTGTTTTCACTGCCTCGTTTCCCATTAAAAACTTAGCAAATATCGGTATTAAACCAATTAAAAGCCTACCTATAAGACCGATTGGTCCGCCTAAGAACATTAATACTGGAGCTAACGCTGCCATCACTCTACCAAAAGTAGCCGCCCCAACTCCACCAACACTAAAGAAACGAATTAATGAAGTTCCTATACGAAGAACCGCTCCGATTGGTCCTGATAGAAGTAAGAATGCTCCTCCTAGCACTGCTAACACCGAGATAAACGTGCCAAGAGCTGGATGCGCTTGTAACAATGAATTCGTAAACTTCAAGAATCCATCAATTGCTTTTAGAATAGCTGCCCCTACTGGCGCAAATGCTACCCCTAAATTAACAAGTAACATGGTTAATTGACCGATAACACTCAACATAACAGGACCATTCGCTCGTACATAATCTAAAAACATTTGGAATCCATTACTTTTTCCGAATGACTGAGACCATTGTACAAATTTCTCAGTCATGCTAACCATTCCTGATTCCATTTCTTTCATAAGAGGTGTGAAGGCCATAAATATATTTGCAAGACCCCTAAATACATTACCTGCTGTTGTACTTAACGCAACCAATGAACTACCTGCATTATTTCCAATCCACGTAAAGAAAGCTTTCATATCGTCTGCCTGTAGCGTCTGATTAAAGCTTTCAAATAATTTATTAATACCGGTTATTGTGCTTTGGATAGCTGGTTCAAATGCAGTTAACACTGTTTTAGCTGTACCCATACTTCCTATGAATGTATCTAATATTGGTTCTTCAAACTTCCCAGTGAATTCGTCCCAAAAGCTACCGAAGTCTTTCATCGAACCAATAGTTTCTTTCTGTTTTTCGCTTAACCCAGCATAAGCTGCCTCTAATTCTTTTATAGCAGCTGCTTTTTCTTTTGCGGTTGTGGCACTTGCAACCTTTTCTTCAAGGTCTGAAATATTTTTATTCGCTTCGAATACCTTTGTAAGTGTCGGAACAGCAACCGCTCCAAATGCTGCAACACCAGCTCCAGCTGCAGCAAATGAAGCACCTAAAGCTCCAACTCCTGCAGCCAGAGAAGCAACGGCAGGAACTACAGAAGGGCCAACGAGCATCGCTCCACCGATAATGCCATTTTGGAATCGTCCAAATGAATCTAATCTTCTATCCACACGATCCATAGCTCGGTTAAACTCACTTATATCAGCGCCTATCTGAGCTTCCATATCATTAGGCATATTCCCCCCCCCTTTCTACTGGGGTGAAAGTGAATTGGCTTAACCATTCCTCCTGATGTTTCACTTTTTCTTTAAGGTCTTCTGCAGTCTCTCGTTGTTTCGATTCAGCATCAGGACGTTTGAATAAGTCTTCTGGTTTTAATTCTTTCTTTGGATCATGATGATAGACCATTCTCATCATCAGTGATTTCACTGCTTCTATTTCTAATTGGTCGTATATCTTTTCAGTTCGATCATTCATAAGATAATAAAACTCCTTGGGAGTCATCCTTAAAGTCTCCCAAGGTTTCAAGTCAAGATATCGAAAACCGTCTCGAATAACTTGGTTTACTTCAATAACAGATCTAACTGAGCTTTCAGACGTGGATCTGTTGATAGCATTTTCTCCATCGTCTGCTTGTAGAAAAAACTATTTGAAATAATGTCATTAGCAGTATTCATAACAAAATTCAAATCCAATTTCCCTTCCATGAATTGTTTTTCAATTTCTGATTCAATTGTTTTTAAAGCGAAATTTTTCTCTGTATGGAATAACGCAGCATGTGCAATGTGTACAAATGTATCTAAATCACCAGTGATTACTTTCCCGAGTAGTTGTAAAGCGCCACCATCATAAAGAGAGTTTAAGTACTTAACACTCTTGAAATTAATTTGCAATTCATATTCGTTTCCTTGTACCTCAAACATTGGCATTTTTTCTAATTTAGTCATTGAATCAATCTCCTTTGATTTTTAATAAAAATAAATAGAGTAGGTGGTTTCACCTACTCTTAAACTCCCGCCTCACTTGGAGCACCTGTTGGAATTTCAGTTAACGTTTCTTCTGTTAACTCTCCATTCAGCGCCGCTTCTAATGAGTACTTAGCAAACTCTCCGTTCGAATACGTACGTTCAAATGTAGAAATCATATACATTCCCCATTCAGCTTTTTTAGTACGTGTATTCACTTCATATATCTTCACAAATTTCTTTTGACGTCTCGATTTTTTAATGTAGTCAATACTTGAGTCGCCTTCAGTAATGATTCCTTCTAAAGATACGGAAATTGAACCATCACCATAATCCGAACCGCTCTTATCTTTGGTTTTTAATTCGATTGCATCTGATTCTTCAGAAATTGAACCGTCAGTTTGGTTGAAGAAACGGTATTTAACTGCTTCTCCTGTTGTTTCAGGCGGAATTTCTACTAAAAATAAATACTCATCGCCTCTATACTCTTTTGCCATATATGTCACTCCTTCGAAATTATAAATTTAAAACGCAACACACCATGGAATACACCATCTACTTCTGGATCTAGTGTCGTTTGTGTGTAGTCGTCTTTTACATCTGAAATATAAAAACCATCCTCTAGTGAGAATGGTTGGCTTAATGCTTCAATAACTTTATTATTCATATCATTGATTTGACTTTTGTTCTTACTTTCACTAAACGTATGGATAACATGGTAAATCTCCTTATGTCGCTTGTTCTTAGTAGAAGCATCAGTTATATATTCTTCGCCAAGCGCAGCAAATGGATATTCAGCTGTTTTAGGTACATATGGATATACCTTTAGTCCAACCGCTTTTAATTGATTATATATACCAATCTGTAACTGTTCGTTTCCAATCATTAATCATCTATCCTTCTGATAATAGATTCTAAGTCACGAAGGTACGCTGCTTTCGCAATTAAGAAAGATGGAAATAGAAAAGGTTGAGGTCTCATATAACGCGTCCCGAATTCTAAGTACACACCGTAGAAAGCGCCCACCGTTACAATGCCCGTTAGACCACCATTATGGAAGCTCGAATGAATAGAACGTTTTAAATGTCCTGTATCATACGGAGCCATTATTTTCGCTTCACGTTCCATCATATAGGTGTGCTTTCTAGTACTCTCTTTGACTTTCCTGTTCGTTTCTGCAGTCATATTACGAAACTTTAAAGCTAGTTTCTTTTGACCATTCATTTTTATTCGAAAGGAACCCCTACCCACTGTGACCACTCCTAGATAAGTAGAGTACAGTTGAGCGCCTAAAGTTCTTACGTTGCTTGATGACGTATTCCTTATCGTTATACGTCACTTTACCAATGTTATCTGAAAAGCGACTAGAAAAATGAATCTTAACCCCATCTTTCACGTTTTGCCCATATACCGTGTTCTGCTCTTCTAAAGAAATGTTTTGCTCTGAACAAGCCAAAATAAACTTTGTTTCGATTTCGTCGATACCTAAAGGTGTTTCTACCTCTTCAATGCTAATTATCATACATCTTTTATCGTACCGCATTAGTAAAACTTCGCCTTTCCTTTTGCAGGTGGTTTGTTATTATCCTCGATATATTTATCAAGTGTAGGAACAAATTCTTGAAACGGATCGTCTACATAAGTAGCACTCTTTCCTTCTTCACTATCAGTCTTCGTTCCCTCACTACCAATACGGTTATAACGAATGATAGTTAATTCTTTTACAATCCATTCTAATTTAGTAGGAAGTACTTCTTCACCAATATATCCCGTTACACGTTGTGTCATTACATTTATGATGTCCTGTAACAATGTATCTTGCAATGCGTCCTGGATACCTAAATATAACTTCACAGTTTGTAATAGCATGATTACTCACCGCCTAATACTTCTAATAAATCATCACGATTCATTTTGCTATATCCTGAGATACCTTTTTCTTTAGCTATATCTTTCAATTCAGGTACAGTAAGTTTTTCTAAATCCACTGACTTTCTTTCTTCTTGAGATGCTTGTAATCGTCTCATACGCTGAAAAGCTGCAAGTCCCATCGTATCACCTCGTTTTAACAGCAATAAAAGAGAGGCCGAAACCCCTCGATTAAGCTAATTTATGTTTGAACGCGACTACTCGGATATTTTTCGGAGTGTATACTCGATTCCAGTTAGTCGCATTTGCTAACTCCGCATTTGTTGGAGATGGTCCAGCAACTGCAGCATTTTTAAATTCAACACCACGTGGATGCAAGATGAAATGCTGACGGTTGATTAGGATGTCGTCGCCTTGTAAGCTATCACGGTCCGTTTCTGTTGGAACAGGTGCTGCGCCATTACCTTTAGCAAATGCACCTTGTCCGAAGATATAAGATGTGTATATACCGCCAGAAGTAGGCATGGAGTCATCAATAATTACACGTTTGTTCATGTAATATGCAATTCGTTGGTTATTAGAATCTAATACGAACTCGATTAAGTTTTGCTTACGTAAGCTAGCATAAGTAGCGGAGTGCACTGCAATAGCTGTCAGTTTTTCTTCTGCATCTCCTAATTTATAGCATGCATCAATGAATGTTTCTCCTGTATAGTTAGGCGCTGTTGCATTCGCTGAAATATCATGTAAATTCGCTGCCATAGATGGAGAAGCAAACACTCCGTTAAGTGTACTAATTAACACTTTTTGCTCCATTCGGTTCCAATATGCTGCTACTAAGTCAGCGATAGCTCCCATTGGGTCATCACCAGATAATGCTTTTGCAAGATCATTTGTTTTCCACGCTTTACCACGCATTAAAAGTGCAGCAACGTCTTGCCCTGAACTGATTTTGTCAGGTGTTAAAGGTGTAGAGTCAGAAAGAACTTCATCATCACCAGCTAAGTCTTTCCAGTAAGGCATATTAAGCAATTTGCCACCAGAAGCTGCTAATTTATCAAACTCAGGATCTCTTTCTACGATTCCCGCTTGTACAAGTGCAGATAATTCTGCTGTTCTCTCAATTACATAAGGGTTAAATACCTCAGGTACAATTACATCACTAATTTTCGTCATCTATACATCTCTCCTTATTATTTCATCAATCCTGCTGCTTTTAATTTAGCGAGCAGTGTATTAAAGTCTGTTTTTAAACCGGGTACATCTGTAGCAACACTATCGGCTTGTGTAGCCGCTTGCGGTAATGCTGACGCATCAATCTTTCCATCACCGTTTTTGTCATATGTTTTACGTAAATATCGTGGTACTCTTGGCATTTATTTCACCCCTTTTCTTACTTTTGAGATTGTAGCTTTCTAGCAAGGTCAGGATTTTCTTTAAGGATACGAGCTTGTTCAGTTAAATTGAACGTTTCTTTCTTCCATGGGTTATAAGTACCCGTTTGTTTATTTCCAACACGAGGAACATCAGAAGCAAGTCGCTTATTAACTTCCACTTCAATTGCTTGCTGCCATTCTTCTTGGAACTTCACAATGTTCTCTAATGTTCCTTCTGCATCTTCGCCTAATACGAAACTAGAGAATGTAGTAGGTAATTTCCTTTCACGAAGAACATCCACAGTATCCATTTCAAGCTGTTTTCTTATAAATTGGCGTTCTTTTTCTAAAAGCGCTTCTTCCTTTTTCTTAAGGTCTGCTTCACGGCGTTCAGCTTCTACCCTTGCGCGCTCTTCTGCACTAAGTTTAGCGAGCTCTTCCGCTTCTTTACGCTCTTGTTTAATCTTCTCTTCCATTTCTTTGCGAAGTTTCTCTTCACGCTTTTTAAGAGCAGCTGTAACACGCTTATCAGCTTCCTGCTGCATGCGTTCTTCTAATTCTTTTTGGGTAAGTGTAACCGTTTCTTCCGGATCGTCTTCTTCATCTTCAGGATTATTCGGTTCCCCTTCTCCCTCAGCAAAGAATTGAAGATTTAACTTCAAAGGATATTTTTGTTGCTCTAATGTTCTATAAAAAGGTGATTTGTTTTCTACTTTATATTCCATTGTTTTTTCCTCCTTGCCCTGTATAGTTGCTGCATCAGCCCCTACAAACAGTTCAATGATTTATTTAGCAGTTTATAGCGTCATGCTGAGGACAAAATAAAAAGACGTTTCAAATTGAACGTCTATACTTTTCCGTTTATTAAATTACAGGTACTACAAATGACCTACAGTTTGGGTGCATTGGTGGAAAGTTAACCCCGACTTGTCGATCTGATACCTTATAAACTTTCTTGTTCAATCTCTTACATACTTTTGAAGTCCTACTATCAACATTTGCCATGAATTCATATCGTTCCATACCGTTATCAGTATACGATTTAGCAGTAGCTTCATTCATTACGTATCCTGTCTCTGTGCGGATAATACGCTCACTGGCATATTTACTATTACCTACTGTCTTTCGTAGCTCACGCGCCATCTGCTGCACACTAGCGCCACGAATTAAGCCACTTGTAATGGTCTTTCGTAAATTAAAAACAAGTAACGTTTTATTCTTCCATATCGTGTCTGAAAACTCTTCTCCACTCCATGGAACAGTAATGATTTGTATCAACTCTTCCTCTGGTAATCTCACAAAGTTAGCTACAAGCCCGCTTGTTTCATAATATGTCTCTGCTGCTACTTGCTTTAAATGCTCTTCCATTGTAATTTGTTGCTCTCCATATGCACGGATAAGCGCTAAATCAATCTCATTCATGAGCAAATCAAGACGAGTAACGGTATATTTCGCTCTCAGTAACTCAAATTGTTCGATTTCTTGCTGTGTAATGTTTTTATTTCGTGATTTAGCAGCTAATCTCCTAATCTTCTTGTCGAAATCAGCTAGATCAGTAGCAGTAACCTTCTTACGCGCTTCCTCAAGTGTCATACCATGTTTAGTTGAGTACTTCGTATAAAAGGATTCAACCTCTTTTGCGACTTGTTCCATTGCATCTTCATAAATGTCAGTGAGTTCCTTCTGTATCTCATCCTCACTTTTCCATACATTGTTAGCAATCTCACTTGTGCGCTTTAACCAGTACTCAGTACTCTTCCTATTCAACTGTTTAATTTCTTCAAGAGAAGGGTTATTAGCCATTTACAACCACTTCTTCCTCTTCTTCAACCTCGTTATCTTGTTTACTGAACATAGGTTGCATTTGAAACTCTTTCATTGCTGCTTCCTTCTCTTTTTGCTTACGCTCCATCTCTGCTTGTACATCCTCAACAAGCGGATGGTTCGATAACTTCGTTTCCTCTGATAAGTCCGGTGAATTATTTATAATATCCACCATTTCCTTAACGTTTGCAGGAAGGTTTGGAGTGAATACAATTTCAAGCTTCTCAATTCCACTTTCTTTGTTTTTTATCCCCCATACTTTCGAAACTATACGATAACGAGACATAACACCTTCTTTTAGAAGTCTTTCTTTTGTTGAACGTAATTGATCCAGGATAAACAACTTATATTTCATTGCTTCTCCTGTAACGTTTGATGAGAATTGTTCGTCTGATAAATCAGGAGCAAAGGCTAGTTTATGAATATCGTTAACTAATCGATTCTTATAAGCTTCTTCACCAGCAACATCATATGTCTTTGTTAAGTAGAAGGCATCCGGCTTAACGCCATCACTTGCAGGATCATCTAATACAATAACTCGAGATTCTTTCATTTGTTGGATGTCCCCGTACTGTGTATTAGGTTGCCCTGCTAGTACTAGATAAGCATCAGCGAAGTCTTCCATACTATTAGCTGTATCTGATTGTGCTTTATCATAAGCATCAATCAATTTTATAACTGGTTCAAAATCACCAATACGCTCATCATTATTCCAATACTCAATGATTGGCACAGCGTTGAAATGATGTGTTTTTTGTTCCGTTTGATTTAAATCGCTGAATTCTTCATTAGATTCATAATAAGTAACGGTATTCGTAGTGTATTTTTCAATGAACGTTCTAATCTCTTCACCTATCGTAATACTGTACAATCGAATAGCGGCAATAGGTTTCATTTGTACAGTTGCGTCATAAATAACAAAGACTTCTTTAGGGTCCAATACTGCCATTTTTTCTATAGCTTCTTCATCTGTATAAATCATTTCAAATGCACGTCCGTAAATCGATAGGTTTAATTCCATTAGGCTGTTATGAGATTGTTCATTATTAATATCATTAAACTCATTTATCTGTTGTAATAACGCTTCATTTTCATGACTATACGTAAGTGGTTTACCTAAGATATATCCCTGTATCAATGTAGAAATATATCTAGCGAAGTTATGTGACAGCTTATTATCCGCTCTTGTTTCATCCCTGGCTTTTCTCTTCTTGATGTTAGTATCGTTTAGATAATAAGAAATCAGCTCCTTTAATCGCGGAAGCTGTGCTGATTGAAATGAACTTATAAATTTAAGAAGAACCTCATCTGTTAAGTCCTCTTCGCTTATAACACGAAATATTTCATTTGCTTTTTCTGAATGATTTGCAGAACCACTCATCGTTTCACCTCCTAAATACCCAATAGTTTGCGGATATTTGTTTGTTTTGGTTTATTTTTCAAATCAGCAACTTCATACCCATCAAGTCCATACCATATAGCCGAGAAAGTATGAGGATCTATATTAAACTCATCTAAAATAATATTGCCATTCCTATCTTTCTTATATGTTAAAAACTCTAATTCTCGTTTTACATTTGAACATGCAGTTGAACAGAATATCTTTTTAAATCGTTTGACCTTCTTTGTATTAGCAAGCCGTGAGCCTTGGAATTTCTTTGCTGGTTTCATCCGGAATCCTTGTTGTCTAAAGTAAGCAATTGTTTTAGGTTCAGCGCTATCTGGTCGTATAAGCTCTCCTGTTTCCTTGAATTCTTTTAAATCCTCGGCTGTCTCTGGATCAGTTTTTTGATTCTTATAATACTCCCAGTAGATATATAGGTACTGCTTATTACGATCTACTGCCATTCGTACCACAGCGTTGAATGATTCCTCAAAACCGAAGTCCATACCGACACGTAACATTAAGTTTTTATCATTTTTAATAATCTCATCCATTACTGTAGCGTCCATCATCTCGAATTGAGGTAATACCCTTGCACCATTAATGCCAAACTGACCTTTTCTAGCCACTCGATGCAAATCTTCATCGTATTCCTTCATCTCATCCAACTGATCTATATAATCCTGCGGTAAAAATAGATTATCGTCAGCAGTTGAATGATGGTAATACGTATTATTAATAACAATCGTCTTTTGCTCATATAACTCATTATCATCTAACACAAGACGTTCATTTACTTCATCTTTAAAGAAATGCAAATAAGCCCAGTTGTCTTTTGATACTGGGTTTGTAGTTAAAATCATATGCATTTTGAAAGTAGGATGTCGTAGACGTCCCATAAGCTCCTTGTAACCATCGTATTTAATTTCAGAACACTCTTCAATCCACACAATGGATACGTTATTTATAGATTTAAGCTTCTGTGGATTATCAAGTCCACGGAATATTATCTTAGCTCCATTAGGGAACTTTATTTGCAGTGGAGACACAGAAAAGGAAATACGGTCATATATTCCCATCACTTCAGCTATCTCTTCAAATAATGAGAAGCAACTGTCACGTATTGTTGCGTATACATCACGAACTACCAATACCGTCCTGCTCTCCTTTAAACACTTTAGTAATATCTTTGCAGCGGTATTATATGACTTACTAGAGCCATATCCACCAACAAGGAAATACGTTTTATGGTTCCAATCAAATATATAGTCTTCGAATCTTGGATTTATTTCAACGACAGCCATTATTCATCACCTTTTCGTTTGATGATAATTTCTATTGGACCATCATTTTCGTTTCCTGTAAGTTTCTCAACTTCTGCTTTGGTCTTTTCAATACCCAATTTCATCTGCTCTAACTTTAATCGTCTTTCATCATTTTTATTAGCCAACTCGTCAAATTGTTTGATAAGAGAGGATAATGTACTCATTGCTCTTGATTGAGCGTTTAAGAATGTAGCATGTTTGTCCCAAGCGAATTGAATTTCCCATTCTTCTTCAGAAGAACTTCCCGAATCAGAATAACCTTCTTTCGTTTTCTTTAATTCTTTAGTCATGTCTTCTTGGTCTTTAACAAACATCAATCGCTGCGCCCTAATAATCGCAGTGTATTGAATCGTAATGTTTTCCCATAACATATCAATTGGGTTTTTCTCCATAATCTCAGCAGCTAACTCGGCAACTTCTTCAGGAAAGTGTTTGCTAAAGAATCCATGTGTTTCAGCGTTTTTATTCCCTTTCGGTGCTCCATGACCAACAGCATGTTTATTACCCTTTGGCGCTCCATTTCCACCTCGGTTATTCAATGCATTCTGATTCCCAATGGGTGCACCTATCTTCTTTTGCGTGCGCACTTTTTCATCTTTTGTATGCACACCTTTTCTATCCCATTTGTACCTGGTCTTCCATGACTTAACAGTATTCACACTAACATCATGTTTCTCAGCTATATCCTTATACTTCATACCTTGCATGTAATCTTCTTGAGCTAACTCGTGTTTTTGTTTCACTTCATATCACCCACCACCTTCTATATAATAGGAAGTAACTTGTCTAACTCCTCCTTATGGTAAACCCTACGTAAATTAATTTCACTTGTATTTTATTAATTAAATCTTCATGTTTCATTTCTTTGTATTCATCGAACGGTATCGATAATCTACCATACAAGCAATTGTCACCTTTGCTCAATTCATATCTAATGACAGCATCCGTCGGTTTCAATCGTTGTTCATTGTCTCCCATTCTTGTCACATCAATATAGTCAATGTTCACATCTTCAATGCGAATGTTCATCAAATCACCTCAAAAGAATCATATTTTAGTTATTAACATGAAAGTAAACTTTTAGATATTAGTTTACATTCATTTAGTTTATTTTACTGAACTTATAGCACTTTAGCTATTTCTCTCAAAAACATTGACAAAAGTATACATTCAAAGTATTGATTTCATTATACTTGTTAACTATCTCTATTTTTGTTCTGAAATAATACATTGCAAACGATATCCTTCTAATTCCCAAATCTTATTCACGATTCGTTCTTTGCAAATTTCAGTTCCAATCTTTATGTCGTAATTTACTGGATCTACACACGCACTTGATTCAGTTAGAATAAATCCATTTGGTAATTTAGCAACTACTACTGTACATTTACCGTGAAACTCTTCTACTGTCCAATGTGTTCTTTCTAAAATGCTATTAATGTCTTCCTGTGTGATTGTGTTTTTCATTATTATTTCCTCCTCTATTATTGTTCAGCTTTATTTAAAATAGGCCTTCGTGAATTTCTTGTCTTTACTCCAAACCAAAACGAATGGAAATCGGTGGTTAGATGGTTCGAAATTAGAATACTTAAATGGATGACGTATCGATTGACTTAACGCTAATCTTTTTAAACTTCTCATTAAATGAGGATGTTTCTTCGCCCAACTTTCATTTTCTTCTTCGACATTATTCAGAAACCAATCGTAACCATTTCGGGTGATATTAGACACGTTAAAGCAAGTTTCAATAGAATGGATTTTTGAACCTGTAATTTTTGCTCTATGTGATGGTAAACAAGTAAATGCAGGTACACACTCCCCATTTTCAATATTGAAGTACAGCATTTTCACTTCTGCAACCCTCCTCTATTTTCGTTCGTTGTGTTCGTTTGTTTTGTTTAACTCACATACAGCTTGATCGAAGTTTTCAAAGTGATACGTAGCTCCATCTTTGTTACTACTAGCTAAAATAATTTCTTTCCCGTCTTTGCACAACGTCATTCCGTTCTTATCAATCTTAATCGTTCCAGATATAATACTCATCCCCTCACCCCTTATCGTTATAAACATCATCTTCTTCGTTATCCCAAAACCCATAAACCTCTCTATCCAATAAAGTAGGCTTATCCTTATCTTTCCTTAACAACAAACAAGACGCCACCCAGATCACGGCAGCGCCTACGATAATTGATATTGGTTTAATAAACTTAACTATTCGTATGAGCTCTAACTCTTGCTAATTGAGCCATTTCCTTATCTACCATCTTTGCAATTTCATCTGCAGGTTCATATGTTTTTAAGAATATACATTCTTTTATAGGATAAATCTCACCATTAACACCTTTAATGATGTAATCTCCACCTTTACCAATCATTACACCTTCTAGTGTTTTGATTTCACAATAAGCTTCATCGATTCCGTATCTTTTGTAATTGCAATTGTGAAGAATAATATCATTAGAAGATACTTTATCCATAAACCAATCTGGTATAGAGTCAACATAGAACTTAAATGCTTCTATTACAACTGGCTTCTTCCTATACTCCATCATTCATCCTCCTAATCAAATATCCATTTCATCCATCTTAACGTTTAATGTGTAATTTCTATATAACAAAGAAAAAAGCACCCGTCATGGATGCTTTTTTCTCCTAAAAAAATAGACTAGAATTCTAAAAAATTCTTAATCTACTAATCCTGGTATGCTATATTTTCGTTTACACGCTAACAATACCTTATGTAAGTCTTCAGCTGTTAATTTCCCTAAAGGTTTTCTTAATAGTCCCTTTACTGTAGGAAATGCCTTGAAAGTCCTAGCTATAGAAGGTGCTCTTAATCCTGCTTCTCTCCAATCCTCAATTTCAACATCATAATTATCTCTTGAATTTTGTGTTGTAATTGGTGCAGCCTGAATTTCAAGTTCAAAAACTTCATGCTCAGATACTATTACGACCGGCCGTACCTTAAATTGAGTTGGATCGTCGATAAAAGCTACCTTCATTAGCCAGATTTCACCGATTTCTTTTTTAAATTCAGTGTTAGTCGAGGAGATCGTCATACAGGTCATCATCCTCATTTCTCCAGAAATCATAAACATCATTGTCTAAGATTTTCACTTTATCCTCTTGTTCGCAATTGTACTGTTTAAGTGGATTATTAACATTCGTCCGTTTCATAACCCTATTCCCCCTTTTGTGATACACCTTAATCATATCACGCCTATTGACCAAAATCTATATACCTGGTATAGAGAATATTGTTAAGTTATTCTAAGTATACCTAAATAAATGAATTCTCAAACAAAAAAGCCATCACCGAAGTGACAGCTTTCAAGGGGATGGGAGAAAAGAGAGAAAACAAATGGCAATAAGTATCTCTTCATTCAAGGCTGAGTACTCTCAACCTTCTCCAAGCCACCGTATCATGTAATGTTTTAGCTCTTATTAGCTACGCGCTTTACGTTCGGTGACTGGGAGAAGACTAAGAATCTTCTCGTTTATACTCCGTGGAGTTTGCCAATATTTTGGCTGTCCCGTGACTTCGGGGTGTCACATACCACTTGCCTTATTGGTCAATACTTCAGCCGTCGCATAGCTTTCGCTGACCTATAGTTTTTACACAATGTGATTATATCCAAGACGTATGCGTTAATTCCGACGCCTTGTTTGAACCAATACAAAGTACTGAGGGGAATGTTCAGTTGTATTGGCTCAAACAAAGAGCGGAAGCTCTCTGCTCGTTTAGACCTATATTTTTAAAAAATCCAGTTCATCCGACCGAACGAACCATCACCACATTTGTAAAGCAATCCATCTCGAAATCAAGAACTTTGAAGTAGTTTCCGCTACCTCTCAGTAATAATAGTGTATCACCTAATTATCAAGAACAGTGTGTCTTCGTTGTGGCATGATTGTGGCTTCTTTTCATCTTGCTACTCACTCTTCTAATATGGTCATAGCTATAACCCAGTTCACTAGCGACCTGTTTTAAATTGAATCCCATTACATCTCGTAAATAAATAATTTGTTGTTCTAGACCTTTCTTTTTACTCATAATAAACCGCGCTTCTCCCATTAAACCTTTCTTATCGGCAATACGTTGTTTTAATCGTTCTGACTTCTCCATAATACGATCATGACGACCAGCTATCTCATCTAAAGCTAATGGGATTTGTCCGCCTGTTACACGATCCTTGCTATAATCAGTAACTCCATTAAATTTAGGAGCATTCATATGCATGTTTTTCATTAAGTATTTGTGCTCTAGTTTAAGATCCTTTAGCTCAACTTCCATTAATTCGATTTCTTCGCCTAAGTTTTGATAAATGTTTGTCATGGTAAATCCCCCTATTTCTGAATTTGTCTTTTTACATTTGCATAAGGTACGTGAAATTTTACTATCTCTTTGTTGAATAAGGGAACGATGACTACAATACAGCCCCCACCACACTGTTAGTCATGGTTCCGCTATCCATTAAGCTGATACCTTTTTACTAATAGCTGCTTTCTTCTTATCCTCATCGTGAATTCTCCAGCCATCATTAAAATGGTCTATTAACTCCTGATACTTAAATACATCGAATATCGTAACGTACTGATTATCTCCAAACCCTGGCTCTTTTCGGAATAACGTGTATTCTCTTGTACCTTCGTATCTTCTAATGACACTCACCCCTTTATGATCTTGTCCATTCACCTAACTCTTTGTCCCATATCACAACGATTAACTCCTGTTTGTTTAAGTACTCCCATAACTTTTTACGCAGCGGAAATCCTTCATTGATTGCCTTTTTATGACCTTTAACATCCACAACCTCTACACGCCCATCTAAGTACGTCACTTTAAAATCAGGTGTGAACCTCATAGCTGATTTTTTAGACTTCCCTGACTTCGTTATGCTGCTCTTAATCGTAAATGTTGGGATTAGTTCATATTCGGGATGAAGATCTATTTTCAAGACGTCACCCCTTGTTTTTAGGTACTTATAATAGTCGCATTCTGTTTTGCTATCGAATTTTATATCATCATATATAACTTCTTTACTTCTAATCTTCGGCTTCGCTACTTTCTTATGTTTCTGCTGTTTTCTTTTCTTAACCAACTAGTAACCTCACTTTCTATTCCATTTGTCCTTTACACTCTTCAAGAAAATCAATAACTTCCTGAACATGCTCCCTTGTTGTCATACTCTCCATCACGTATCCTTCATCGTTGTAAACATTGACCTTATTCTCTGTGAACTCCATTCCACACACTCCGTCTGCACCTAATAGCTTTACGTTACCTTCCATTCTTTTAACCTCACTTTCTATTAAAAGGATTATTTTGTTGAGTTTTCGTAGATATTCCCTATTACTTCAAGGCTACGACTCACTTTTTGATACCATTCTGAACCATCTTCAATTGTTGTTACTGCAATGAATTGGCATCTCTTTTCGTCCCAAATGATTTTGTACTCTTCCCCAAAAGCGTTCTTTACGACATGACCTTCATAAAGTTCCTTTTCGTCCATATTCGTTATTCCTGTAAATTGTCCAACTGACTCCCATTCAACCGGAACAAATCCTTGCCCCACCGCTTCAATATAAGCTAATTTTTCTTCATAATTTATAACTGCATTACCGTAAAACCATTTTGTATCACCATAATCTTCAATTGGTCTGCCACGAAATTTAATTTCAACTGTTCTCATTACTTTCTCCCCCCTGAATAAAACTCAATATTCCGTAAATACTATAGACACATGGTTATCTTTCCTCTGTTTTTCTTGGGTGAGCAGCTAGCAAAAGCTAACTGCTCTTTTATGTTAGTGACGAATCAATTAGTAACGTTGTATTTTTACTTGAATGAAAATCACAAGCCGCTTCAAAATATTCTTTACCACCATGTTTTATAGCCGATGTTATATATTTACCAAAGGCTATATTCTTTTTAACTTCTTCTGCTCTTCCCTCTGCCATAACACCTGCAATTGTATTACCTGCAACTTCAGTTTGATAAATTTCATACGCCTTTTTCTCGCTTTCTGCTGCAACCATAGCCCAATATTCATGCTTATTAAACTCAAAGTATTTCATATCCATTCCTCTTTTCTACAAAATGAAATTTTTATACTAATCCTCCTCAAGTACCGAAACAGTTAAGTAATTCCTTGCTTTCTTCCGCTTCGCTAACTTCCTCTGATAAGCCGGCGTTGTATAATAACGAACTGTTGCAGGAAGTACGCCCAT